GAGTAATCTTTTCGGTCATTTGGCTTGCTGCCCTAGTAGTAATACTAAGTGACCAATCTTTTGTGCTATCTGCAACTGTAAATACTGCATCACCACCAGCGATACCAGCAGATGCAGCTACAGAAATATTAGATGCTTCCCAAGTATTTAGGGCTGATCCATATTTTTCTGTTACCTGTGTGCGAGTTATTGTCTGAGTAGTATTCTCAGTTCTGTTACTTGAGCCAGTAGTCCAAGAAGGCACTCCGTTTGCGTAACAAGGTGCAACTATAAATAAACCTAGTAAGAGTAGCTTTTTCATTTGATGCCTACTTTAGAGTTCTTATTATCTACTATAGTATCTTTTTTCTTTTTTATGGAAAAACCTAGTGATGCAGTACTAGCTGAAAAAATACTTGCAATAAATGTCGGATCAAAATCTACAATCTTTTTACCAGATGGCGGTTCGTAGTATGAGAGAGATAATAGCGTTGCCGACCATAAAAGCACACAAACTTTGACTATGGTTTCGACTTTACTAGGTTCTTGATCTTCCATAGAAGTGCAAACTCTTGTTTAATACTAGCAATGTAGCTATGTTTAGAAAGTAACACAAGATTATTATGCTAAAAATTTTAAAACCAATACTACTAAAGTTTTTTACTACAACTGCTGTAAAGAGATTAGTAGTCGATTTGCTTAGAGCTATTTGCAAACAAACTAGCAACACACTTGATGACAGGGCTGTTGATATGTTGGAGCAACAGTTGTTCCCAAAATTAAACTGATATGAATCACAAAGAATTTTTTAATGTTCTTATTGGTGATCCACCTCCTGAGATAGAACTAGAAATAGAAATAAAAAAAAGAGAAGTAGAAGCATTACCTGATGAACTTATAAAACAATATTGTCTAGACCTTGTAAAACATACAAGACTACAAGATATGTTATTAATGGCAGCTATATCACGTATATCAGAAACAGAAGTAAAACTACACCGTTACGAAAAAGGTATTAAACTCTACAAAAAAGTAAAAAAATTAGGTTTAATAGGTAAAATAAAGTATCTACTATTTGGCATTACAGACAAAAAGTGATTATATTAAACTAAAAAACAGTAGCTATGACTAACAAAGATTTAGAAAAGTTAGAAGATTTGCATAGTACTTTAACTGATGTATTGATAGAAAGAGTAAAAAGTGGTGAAGCAAAAGCTGGTGATTTAAATGTAGCTAGACAATTTTTAAAGGATAACGGTATAGAGTGTATTCCTACAGAAAATAATGGTATGGAAGATCTTATGAAAAATTTACCAGACCTAGAAACTATCCCTGTAGCAGAATTATAATTGCAACCACTTCCTAAAAAATTACACGACTTTAGATATTTTCTAATTATTACCTGGCGGCATTTAAACTTGCCAGATCCTACTCCTGTACAACTAGAGATCGCAGAATACTTACAACATGGAGAAAGACGTAAAATAATACAAGGATTTCGTGGTGTTGGTAAAAGTTGGATTACATCTACCTACGTAGTATGGCGACTACGTATAAACCCACAACTAAAATTTTTAGTTGTATCTGCCAGTAAAGATAGGGCAGATAATTTTTCTACATTTACTATGCGATTAATAAACGAAATGCCTTTATTATCGCCACTAATACCACAAGATCATCAACGTAACTCCAAAATTAGTTTTGACGTAGCACCTGCTAGTGCCGATCATGCACCGTCTGTAAAATCTCAAGGTGTCTTAGGACAAATGGCTGGATCTAGAGCAGATGAAGTGATTGCTGATGACTGCGAAGTGCCTAACAACAGTTTTACGCAACCAATGAGAGATAAATTAGCAGAATCAGTAAAAGAATTTGACGCTATCTTAAAACCTGGTGGTAAAATTACATTTCTTGGTACACCACAAGTAGAAAATAGCTTATATCTAACCTTAGAAGAACGTGGTTATACAACAAGAATATGGACTGCACGTTATCCAGAATATAAAAACAACTATGGTGACAGACTTGCACCTAGATTACAACGTAATCTTACAGAAGGAACTGTAAAACCTAGAGATCCAGTAGATCCAGAACGTTTTAGTGACATAGATCTAATGGAAAGAGAAGCATCTTACGGTAGATCAGGGTTTAATCTACAATTTATGCTTGATACTACCCTTTCAGATCAAGATAGATACCCATTAAAAATAAACGACCTAGTAATTAGTTCTGTAAACCAAGAATATGCACCAGAAAAAGTTATATGGTCTAACTCTCCTGAGTATGCACTAACAGATTTACCTTGTGTTGGCTTTAACGGTGACAGGTTTTATCGCCCTGCTCAAGAATTTGGTGATTTTATAGAATATACAGGGTCAGTAATGTTCGTAGATCCATCTGGAAAGGGTAAAGATCAGACCGCTATAAGCTGCGTTAAGATGCTTAATGGTAATTTATACGTTACTGAGTGTTTAGGACTCTCTGGAGGCTATTCTGATAGGGTTCTAGAACGTATTAGTAAGATCGCTAGAGATAATAAAATTAATACAATTATTGTTGAACAAAACTTTGGTGGTGGTATGTTCGCTGAACTGTTAAAACCTTTTCTTATGAGATACCATCCTTGCGAACTAAAAGATGTACGCAATACAAAGACTAAAGAATTAAGAATAATAGATACCCTAGAACCTGTAATGAACTCTCACCGCCTAATAATAGATCGTAAAGTTATAGAAAAAGACTTTCGTTCTAACAGCAACGAACCACCAGAACGTAGACTTAAATTACAACTTGTTTACCAACTTTCTCGTATATCTCGTCATAGAGGTTCTCTCGTACATGATGACCTCGTTGATTCCCTCGCAGGTGCAGTAGCCTACTGGACTGAATACATGGCTCAAGATGAAGATAAAAATATTCGTAACCGTAAAGATCAATTACTAATGACTCACTTACAAAATTGGGGTTCTGCTCTAAACAACACTATCACTCAAACTGCTATGGGGATGACCCCTCAACAGATAAGTAATTCTAATACCTCTACTGATGGTTTTATAAATAATTCTTATTAAGGAGTACTATAGGAGATATGCCATACCTAGAAGGTAATACACCCGTAATCTTCTAAGAAGGCTCTAAGAAGGTTCCGACTAACTCCTTCTTAGATTCTCCTAGAATTAATTTTGGTAGAAAAATTTGAAGCCCTTATTATATACGGAGGCACATAGAATCCCCCCAATAAAAAATAAAAAAGTCTAAAAAATAATATAAAAATCTATAAAACATTACTATAACTACAGTTACAAATTATTATTTATAATTTTATGGGTAAAAATGTAGTCTATAACTAGAAAAATTTAGAATCATATATATATTTCTATAGAATCGGTGACAATAAAAGAGAATAAAAAGAAATTAGTTTATTGACAATTTAAAAATACTAACTATATAATAATATATATCTAGTAATTATTTTTTAATTATTAGATGTATAAAAAGTTAGTCACTTATTTTTAAATGGAACTACAAATAAAGTTATCAACAGATAACGCGGCATTTAGTCCTAATGTAGGATTAGAAGTCTCTAGAATACTAAGCAATTATGCCAATAGTATTAAAAATGTATTAGATGATGGTTCTAATACTTGGGAACTTGAAACAACTTTAAGAGACTTAAACGGTGCTAAGGTTGGAACTGTTGTATATGTAGGTAATTAATTATGGCCTATATATCACAGCAGGATAAAAGAGACTTATTACCTGGAATAAAAAAAGTTTTAAAAACTTATAACATGAAAGGTACAGTATCTATCCGTCATCATTCAACTTTAATAGTAACTCTTACTGAGGGGGAACTTGATTTAATTAAGGTAGAAAATGATATTAGACGTGAAAGGCATTCTAGGGAACCATATAGGGAACTATATCTAGTTACCGATACCTTTCAACAGTCATACCATCATTTAAATAAATTTGTTGAATTAGGGGAACATTTAGTGCATAATTTCTATCAAAATATGTTTAAAGCTATGAAAGGTGATAAATGGTTCGATAAATCAGATATTATGACTGATTATCACCATATCGCTTATTATTGCTATATAGATGTAGGTAGAAGTAGGAATAAACCTTATATATGTACTAAACAAAACAGGTATGAAATTATTAAAAAAAAGAATCATAAAATTATTAAAGATAATATGAATTGTTTAATACATTCAATACCTAATTAGTGATGATCCTCTATAAATATTCCAGGTATATTAATTTATGCCTGGTTTATTTGTCTAGGATCCTCTTAAAAAAGGATTCTATTAAAAAAGTTAGTCTATTTTTTTGTTATGACTTCTACCGTATTAGAGAATCAAGTCTCTATAAATGATAGTAAATCTATCATTAGGGCAATATTGCCTTATCAAGTGCTACATCTAGCTAGCAAATTCGCTAGTAAGGATGAAAGTAGGTATATCTTGCAGTATATAAACTGCTATAAGATAGCAAGTAAGGAACCATCTTTAAAAGATACCTTAGTTATAGAGTCAACTAATGGACATTATCTTTTTAGATGGATAGGCAAGGTAAATGATTATTATGAATTTCCTTATGATAATTCTATATTAATTCATAGGGATCATTTTAATAAATCAGATATAAAAGCTACTAACGTAGATTTTTATAGCGATAATACTTATCAAGTGTGGCATGCTACAAATAAATCCTTTCATACCTTTAAAAATGGTAAGGATTATGGAACATATCCTAATTTAGAGCAACTTATTCCCGATAAGTTAGATTGTTTACCTGGTAATGGTATTAGCTTTAATAGTCAATACTTAGGTTTATACTTTAATGCTATTCATAAGTATCAAAGTAATAATAAAGTTAGTGAGTTATTTTCTAATAAACCTACTAATCCTGTTGTTATTAAATCAGAATTAGATTTTAATAGATTAGAAAATACTGACGTTACGTTTTTAATCATGCCAGTTATTAAACGTAAGTAGTATGACTTTATTTAATACACCTATAAGGGATCAGCGCATGATCCCTATCCTATTAATGAATGATTGGATGATTAAAGAGACTAGCTACTGTAGGTTAGCAAGTTGTAGTCAATCAACTTACGATAAATTAAAACGTAAGTATCTATTAGATTAAGATTATGACATATGATCCTAGTTTAATGGATGATGAATTTCATAACTGGTTAGATAAATGCCCTAATAATTGGGTGAGACTAGCTAGCGATAATGATTCATCTACTTATAAATTTTATCGACTAGATAAGGATGACGATTAATTTACATATGCCTGGTAGAAATACCAGGTATTTTTTATAAATATATAATAATCTATTGTTTTTTATATGATTATAGATTAT